GGCGAGCCGAAGGAACTGAGCGAGAGCACCATCAGGAACATTCTGAACAAACCAAGCAACAAGTTCAGGATAGCGAAGGCTTTGAAGAGTTGGGACGCGTTCTATCATGAGGACATGCCGTACATGCATCGCCACGGCGGCGATTTTTCCCTTTCCCAAATCACGATGGACGACGTGGATTTGCCACGACGCATGAAAGGAAACGAATATGTGCACGCCTATTATGCCTACGACGTTGTGAGTCAGTGTCGGGTAGGACTTGCCTACGGACGGAAGAAGGACGATGCCCTTGTGGTTGACTGTTTCAGGGACATGTTCCGATTGATAGAGAGAAAGGGTTGGGGCATGCCGGCAGGCATCGAAGTGGAACAGCACCTGATGAGCAAGTACAAGGAGGGCTTCCTGAAAGCCGGAGAAGTGTTCAAGAACGTAATGTTCTGCGCCCCGCAGAACTCACAGGCAAAATATGCGGAATCTCTCAATGGCGCATTCAAGACCACGGTGGCCCACAAGAACCACGAGGGCATCGGGCGATGGTACAACAAAGGAGCACGCCGTATTTTCCAGAAGAAGGTGAGCGATAGTGACAACCACACATGGGAAGACAAGAAGTATTACACCTTCGAGGAACTCGTGGCTGATGATCGACGGGACTGCAACGAATGGAACAATATGCCTCACCCCAATCAGAAGAAATATCCCGGGATGAGCCGTTGGGATGTGCTTGTGGCAAGGCTTAACCCCACGCTCCGTCCGCTGGACAAGCTGACATTGAGCCGCTACATCGGCGAGCGCGTGGAGACGAGCATCCGCAGGAACTCCACAGTAAAGGTTGCCTATGAGGAGTGGTGGATAAGCGGCCCAGAGGTCTTGGAACGGCTTGCGCCCAACAACTACAAGGTGACCGCCTGCTACCTGCCCGACGAGGATGGAAAGCCTACGGACGTATTCATCTACCAAGGAGACAAGTATATCGACAAGCTGCACCGCATCACGACCTACAACCGCGTGATGGCCGAGCAGACCGATGCGGACAAGGAGGCATTCATCGAGCAACGGAAGTATGTGGTGCATTTCGACAAGTACCTGCGCGACAATGCCATCGCGAAGGTGGGTAAGATGGCCATCCAAAAGGCTGCGCCAATGGAAGAAGAAGCTCTCGAACTGCCGCAAGTGGAAATGCCGAAAGAGGATTTTGAATACATGTCCAGTTTTGATTATGGCAAAATGGCATTAGGAGACTATTAGAATAACATTATAAGGAACTTAAAGCTATGATTACAGAAGTTCAGAAGCAGAAAATTTTAGCAGCGGTGAAGCAGAACCGCGCCAACTACCCGAGCGATGCCAAGCATGCGGCGAGCCTCGGCATCAGTACCTCGGTGTATAGCGGCATCAAGAACGGACAGACCGACAAAGCATTGAGCGACGCCAACTGGATAGGCATTGCTCGCAGGCTTGGTGTCAGCCTTAGAGGCGAGATGGAGTGGAAGCCGGCCAAGACCGCCACCTTCGAGTACATCACTGCTCAGCTGGAGTTTTCCCAGCAGTCGAGCCTTAGCGGTATCATATGCGACATGCCCAACATCGGCAAGACCTTTACGGCACGCTACTACGTAGCACACCACAGGAACGCCGTTTACATTGACTGCTCGCAGGTGAAGACGAAGCTGAAGCTCATCAGAAAGGTCGCAGCCGAGTTTGGTGTCGACAGTAAGGGAAGATACTCAGATGTGTATGAGGACCTTGTGTACTACCTGCGCAGCATCGATACGCCGCTCATTATCTTGGACGAGGCTGGCGACCTACAATATGAGGCCTTTTTGGAGCTCAAAGCCCTTTGGAACGCCACCGAGCGGTGCTGCGCATGGTATATGATGGGAGCGGACGGTCTGAAGGAAAAAATCAACCGCTCGATAGAATGTAAGAAAGTGGGCTATACTGAAATGCTCAGTCGCTATGGCGACAGATACAGCAAAGTGACGCCTGATGATGGCAGGGAGCGTGAACACTTTCTCAAAGAGCAGGCAAGGGTTGTGGCCAAGGTGAACGCTCCCGAAGGCAGCGACATTGCACAGATCGTGCGCAAGACCGGCGGAGGATTACGCAGGGTTTATACGGAAATAGAGAAACTTAAAATGACGGCATCATGATGACAAAGAAAGAAAAAGAGGCTTTAATGGAAAGTTTAGAACAGAATGTACCGGCCTACAATAAACACAAGATAGACTGGGAGCAGCGCAGGTATGAGATAGCAAAATACTATTATGTTATGACGTGTAGCCAGGCTAAAGTGCATAAAGGTGAAACTGTGGGAGATATTTTTGAAGGTGCAGCATGGGTGTCTGTAGTTGCTGCAGACGAGTTGATAAAAGTGCTAAAAAGGTAACAATGGCGAAACGAGCGTACAGTCCGAAAGAAGTCGCAGCCAAGAAATGGACGGAATTGCCGTGGGATGAACAGTGGAGCGGTCCGTTCGGCTTCCCTGCTGAGAATGCTTCTTGGTTCATCAGCGGTGCGAGCGCACAGGGCAAGAGTTCGTTCGTAATGCAGCTGGGCAAGGAGCTGTGTAAGTACGGTCCCGTTCTCTACATGAGTTATGAGGAAGGAGTAAACCAAAGTTTTCAGCGCCGTATGGGCTATCTGAACATGTATGAGGTACAAGGCCGTTTCCGGGTCGTAACCGAAGAATCGATAGAAGAACTTGCCGAGCGGCTTGGCAAACCTAAGTCTCCCAAGTTCATTATCGTGGACTCTTTTCAAGTAGGTTGCTGGGAGTATGGATGGAGCTATCCTGCGGCCGTGGCATTGATGAAGCGGTTCAAGCGCAAATGTTTCATCTTTATCAGCCAAGAACACAAGAGCGCCCCATCAGGTAAACCGGCTGAAAGTCTGAGATACATCTGCGACATGAAAGTACGCGTGATAGGCTACAAGGCTTATTGCTTGGGCAGGTCAATCGGTGAAGCCGGAAACCATTATGTAGTCTGGAAAGAAGGTATATTGAAAACAAGTAACAATCTGTGATATGGACGAGAAAGAAAAATGCTGCATCTGCGGCAAAGAGATAGAGGGGATGGGTAATAATCCCTATCCTGTGAGAACGGAAGGACGGTGCTGCCGATATTGCAACTATACCGTGGTACTGCCCGAAAGAATAAGACTATCAAAACAAGATCGCTATGAGCAAGGAAAGACGGATGATTGAAATCACTCCGGGACGTATGAGTCCGGGCGGGCGTATGACAGACCGCATCGAGAGCCGTGGGCACAGTTGTCCTTACTGTCAAGGAAACGGCTACCATTGGCAGGAAGATGAATGGCAGGAACGATATAAGAAGGAGTGTCCGATATGCAAGGGCAGCGGCAGACTTGACGCCGTGATAACCGTCGAATGGAAAAAAGTATGATACGAGTAGAAATTTCACATGGAGGTCATCAATTTGTCAAGGAGAATCTGATTACCCTAAAAAACAGCAAGGGCCTGTATGATGTGTATCGTTGCTCATGCTGTGGTCTGGAGGTTAAAAGTTATTTGCTTGGAACGATTGACGTGTATGAGAAGGACAAAAACAAGCTAAACTGTTGCATCGGTCGGCAGGACAAGAAGCAGATACAGATAACTCGTTGCACGGCAAGTGGTCCCCAGTTCAAGAACTTGCTTCCAGCAAGTAAACACACCATCATCTCTCCACCGGAAGGATATGATAGAAAACGAGGTGAATGGGTAATGGGGGTAGGCGAACCGGTCCTTGTGTTATTCGGTGAGTTCATTTACATTTAATAATCATTAAACGATAACTATATATGACAACTATTTTAGAAGAAATCAAGAGACGTATTCAAGTGTGGAACGAGAAGCATGCGGAACGTATTGAGGCTGCACGCCAGGCTGCACTTCAGTGCAACGCCACTGTAGTACTGCCGGCGCGTCTAAGACGGGCAAGGAGGGAGTTATGAGCACAAAAGACCTGACAGCGGAGCAATTGGAATGGCTGAAGGAAAACTTCGGAAACACCACGAACCAGGCGCTTGCCGAAAAGCTTGGGACTTCACATCGCAGCATTACCCGAATGGCCCGGGAATTGGGACTGTGGAAGACCAAGGCATTTATGTCAGCCATGCAGCGCAAGGCTTCCGAACATGCTGCCAGGGCGAACAGGGCCAACGGCGGCAATGCCGGAACGAAGAACCTGCTGCTTTACGGTAAGGCCTATCGCTTCAAGGCCGGTGAGAGCAATAAAGATCGCATGAGCGAAGCAGCCTTTAAGGCCATGCACCGCCGTATTGGCGAAAGCCGTAAGGAAACCTTCAGGAAGGAGAAACGGCGCGTTCTTTTCGGTTTGGAACAGCAAACAGGGCTGCGGGTTGTGCAATGCTCCAAAGCGAAAATCTGCCTCCGGCATCATCTACGCAGACATGGTTATGCGATCGCCCGCGCTTCCAATGAAGCCATAGTGACGGACAACACCCATCGGTCCGCCATTATGGAAGCCCGGGCAATAGAGATGGGAATAACGTTCAATTTTTAATCAAGTGAGGATATGAAAACGGAAAAGGTTAACGAAAAAATCGAGCAAGTACTGACGCCCCGATGGTGGAACCCACTGTCATGGGTAGCCACTGTATTTGCACCTGTATTTGGGATTATCGGTGGCATAGCCTTAGGTTGTATTGTCGGGATGCTGATAGGCTATCAACGCGGCCTTGAGCGGTCTTGCAAGAACATGAACAAAATAATCAATTCATTGCCATGAGCGAGATTCAGAACTACCACCGCTTCTACGCCCTTTTGAAGGAATTTCCCGGCGCGGATAAGGAACTCCTTGTTTCAAGTTTTACGTGTGGTCGGACGACGAGTTTGCGGGCGATGAGCGCCAAGGAGTACCATAGCATGTGTGCCTCCCTGGAAGCGCGTACCGGTTGGAAGGCAAAATTGAAGCAAGAGCGCAGCCTATGCCTGAAGCTGATGCAAAGGATCGGTATCGACACGAGCGACTGGTCCCGTGTAGATGCTTTCTGTCAGCATCCTCGGATAGCGGGTAAAGTATTTGCCCGGTTGGGTGTCAAAGAACTTGGTGCTTTGCAGGTAAAGCTTCGTGCGATTTTGCGCAAGGGCGGTCTTCAATCTCCGCGTTCCGGTGCTTGTTCACGTGGTGTGATTGTTTTTTCGCCCAAAAACTTATCCAGTTGTTGAGTTATGACCCCAAGAGAATTTGTACAGCGTGCGATGGCGCACATCGGCGAGCTCACGCAGGGCATGAGTGAAACGGAGTATGACAACTGCCTTGAGCAGCTATCTTTTGAGATCGAAGAGGAACGCCAGCAGTTGAACTGGTCGCCCGAGATAGAAGATTAGTTTTTCAACCCTATAAAAAGAAAAGACAATGAGAACAAAAACAAGCGATTGGTTTGAAGTCAAGATGCGCTATGACAAAGTGCATGAGGACGGGTATGAAAAGAAAGTGACCGAGAGTTATGTGGTCGAGGCTCTTTCATTCGGAGAGGCAGAAAAGAAGGCAATAGAATTCCTTGGCAGCTATGTGTCCGGAGAAATTCAGGTTGTAAACATCAACCCGATGAAATTCCAAGAAGTGTTCTTCAACGAGCAAGAGTCATGCGACCGATACTACAAAGCCATACTTCAGTTTATCACCATTGACGAGAAAACGGAAAGAGAAAAGCACACGCAGGTTTACTATCTGGTACAGGCTTCTTCTTTCGACAACTGCAAGGACACTATCCGAACGATTATGGATGACACTATGATAGACTATCAGATTGCTTCAGTATCAGAAACCAAGTTTATTGATGTGATAGAGCACGAGTTATAAACCCTATAAAAACAAAAAAGATAATGGCAACAAGAAAGAAAAAAGTCATCATTACCGGCGTGAGCAGAGAAGCCGCCGATGAAGCGTTTGCAACCTACGCTAAAAGCGATGCACAGGTACAGAAAATCAATGCGGAAATCGAACTGCAGTGTGCCAAGATCCGTGAGAAGTATGCGGACAAGCTGGCGACGCTCACGTCCGAGAAAGAGCAGGCATTTGATACCCTACAATCTTTTGCGACGGAGCATCAGGAAGAATTCTTTTCGAAGAAGAAATCGCTCGACATGGCTCATGGTACCATCGGCTTCCGCACCGGGACACCGAAGCTGAAAACGCTGAAAGGCTTTACCTGGTCCGCCGCACTAACGCTGGTGAAGAAAATCCTTCCGGCGACGTACATTCGTTTGACGGAGGAGATCGCGAAGGACCGGATGCTGGCGGATCGCGACTTGGAGGAAGTGGCTGTGTATGACACCCCGACGGGCGACGATCGTACGACAACGATGCGAGAAGCGATGGCTGTATGTGGTATCGCTGTTGTGCAGGACGAGACCTTCTATGTTGAACCCAAGAAAGAGGAGGTCGGGTTATGAACAAGGAAGTATACAAACCCGTCAAGGTTGCTTTGTGTCGTGGTTGTGGTGGCACCGGTTATCGTCAGGTTCCTCACTCCGATGGTAGTTTACATCGCGTTCGTTGCTCTCATTGCGAGGGCAGCGGTCGCGTGTGGGTGAGTTGCAAGCTGCTGCTTGATATTCGTCCTTACAAAGAAACGCTTAGGTAATTATATAAAAAGATAACAGTGTGAAAGTAGACAACGAGAAGCGTAGAGGTGTAAGTTATCGCCAACGCGTGTGTGAGATTAATTTGATTTATAGCCGGTGGGTGAAGACGGGCCTCTCTAATCGTGAGATCTGGCGTCGTTATATCTATCCGGTTTATGGCATCAGTGAGCGTACCTTGTATAATATTCTAAAGAAAGATTTGTAAGCGTATCATGCGTGCAGACGTTAAGCGTATTTTAGGCAGGATCTTGCAGGATATTCGCGTGGAAATGTCTGACGCGTTCGATCAGAACTTCGAGCGTCAGGCCTTTTTTAGTGAGGCGTGGCAGCGTCGCAAGCGTCCCACGCGCCGA